CTGGGTTGGATATCAAAACGTCACCAATGACACACGTGGTTACAACTTGACTCTCACCAATGAGTCTGGACCTATTGTGGCTGCCACAGCACCCACCACACAAAATGACACTGCTGGAAGTCCATTGGAACCTGGCGATCTGTGGATTGACAGTTCAGACTTGGAAAATTATCCATTGTTGTATCGCTGGGAGCAGGTCAGTGGAGTTGATCAGTGGGTGGCAGTGGACACCACTGATCAGGTCAGTTCAAACGGTATTTTGTTTGCAGATGCACGTTGGGCACCCAATGGTACCACAGATCCTGTGGCAGATCCATTCCCCACAATTGTGAGTTTGTTGACCAGTAACTATTTGGATTTGGATGCACCCGATCCTGCACTGTACCCCCAAGGTATGTTGCTGTTCAACACACGCAGATCAGGTTACAATGTCAAAAGTTTCCAGAACAATTACTTTAACTCAACCACATTCCCTGATGACACATTACCCACACAGAAAAATACCTGGCTCACAGCTTCGGGCAACAAAGACAACGGCTCAATGTATGCTGGACGTCAAGCACAGCGCAAATTGGTTGTGGCTGCAATGAAATCCGGTATTGACACCAGTCTTCCAGCAAGAGAAGAACAAAATCAATTCAACTTGATTGCCGCTCCTGCATATCCTGAACTGGCTGTAAACATGGTTGCACTCAGCAACGAGCGTTCCAACACGCTGTTTGTTGTGGGCGATACTCCAATGCGCTTGGGGGCCAACGGCACAGATTTGTTGAACTATGCCACCAACAACGGCGGTCTGGGTTTGCCAACTGAAGACGGTCTCACCATTGGTAGTGCTTATGCTGCTGTGTTCTATCCCAGTTGCCAGACCACAGACCTGTCAGGCAACACAGTGGTTGCACCGCCTACACACATGATGGTTCGCACCATACTGCGCAGTGATGCAGTGAGTTATCCATGGTTGGCACCAGCTGGCACACGTCGCGGGGTGATTGACAATGCCGAAGCCATTGGCTACATTGAATCAACCACAGGTGAGTTTGTTCAGACTGCTGTGGGACAGGGCATACGTGATGTGTTGTATGAAAACAACATCAATCCTATCACCTTTATTCCAGGCATTGGTATCACCAATTTTGGCAACAAAACACGTCAAGGATTGACCACAGCCCTGGACCGTATCAACGTTGCTAGATTGATTGTGTTCTTGCGTGGACGACTAGAAGAGATTGGCAAGCAATATTTGTTTGAACCCAATGATCAGATCACTCGCAATGAAATCAGTAATACCATTAACAGTTTGATGATTGATTTGATTGCCAAACGTGCCATTTATGACTTTTTGGTTGTGTGCGATTTGAGCAACAACACACCTGCAAGAATTGACCGCAATGAGTTGTATGTAGACATTGCTATCGAACCTGTGAAAGCCGTGGAATTTATCTACATTCCGCTGCGTATCAAGAACACAGGAGAAATTTCAGGCGTGGCAGCATGATGAAACAGGGGGCCTTTGACTTGGCCTCCATTTCAGGTAAATAAACACAACAGGAGAAATAACAAATGGCAGTTTCATCATTAACCAAAATGACAGTACCCTTGGCCAGTGACCAAAGTTCAAGCACCCAAGGTCTATTGATGCCCAAACTCAAATATCGCTTTAGAGTGATGTTTGAAAACTTTGGTGTGAGCACACCAAGAACCGAATTAACCAAACAAGTTATAAGTTTTGCTCGCCCCAATTTGACATTTGAAGAAATTGCAATTCCTATCTACAACTCAACGTTGAAGCTGGCTGGCAAACACGCTTGGGCACCTACTTCATGCGAAATTCGTGACGATGCATCAGGTGCTGTGAGCCGATTAATTGGCGAGCAACTGCAAAAGCAAATGGACTTTTTGGAAATGAGTTCAGCTGCATCGGGCATTGACTACAAGTTCACTACCAAAGTTGAAATACTAGACGGTGGCAACGGTGCCAACGAACCAGTGGTGCTGGAAACATGGGAATTGTATGGTTGCTATCTCAGTGGAGCTGACTACGGTGCATTGAATTACAGTGAAAGTGCTCCAGTATCAATAACCATGAGCATTGTATACGACAACGCCAACCAAACACCAGAAGGCACCGGAGTCGGTACTGAAGTTGGTAGAACTCTTGGTGATGTAATTACTGGCGCCGGACAGGCCGCTTAACACATGGCATTTGGACAAGACTTCCTCAAAGGAGTCACCCAAGGCATTGACTTCAAAAGCTTCGGCAAGCAGCTTGTTGGTGGATTTATTGGCAACAGTGTGTTGCGTGATTATCAACACGCAAGCCGTACATTTACCACCAACGCCTACGAACTCAAGCCAAGATACAAGTTTCTTTTTCACGTTAGCTTCACGCTGAATGTAACGGAGATTCCTGGTTTGAGCAGTGCTTTCCCGCCTGAGGACAGAAGCATGCTGAGCCTCACAGTCAAAACCATTGATCTTCCCAAATTCAACATAGATGTAGAAACACTGAATCAATACAATCGCAAAAGAATCATACAGAAAAAACTCAACTACGATCCCATCAATGTCACATTCCACGACACCAGCAATGACTTGAATCGCAAACTGTGGTACTACTACATGAGTTACTACTACAAAGATCCCACACAAAGATATCTAGATCCCAACAACACCGATGGTAGCAATGGCACTAGTTCATTGCGGCAAGCCGGCTTTGGCTACAATGATCGAGACATCTACGACATTCAACGTATTGGCAATGTCAACGACTGGGGTTACATTGGCGAAGCCTACAACGATGGCAACACAGCAGGTACCACAGGCAAGCCCCCGTTCTTTAGAGACATCAGAATCTACGGCATGGACCAACGAAAGTTTGCAGAGTATGTGTTGATCAATCCACTAATCACTTCCTGGGGTGGCGATCAATACAATTATTCTGAAGGTGCCGGTACCATGCAAAACTCCATGACCATTGCGTATGAAACTGTGAAATACTATTCGGGTGCCTTGGGTCGAGCACAATCAGGTGGCGACTCCAATGTGCTAGGTTTTGCTACAGATGCACACTATGACAAAACTGTGAGTCCCATTGCTAGACCTGGTGCCAATGCCACTGTGTTTGGTCAGGGCGGATTGTTGGATGCAGGTGCTGGCATCCTTGGTGACTTGCAAAGCGGATCAGTGCTGGGCTACATTGGTGCAGCGCAAAAGGCTGCTAGATTGAGTAAAACATTCAAAGGCAAAAATCTTGGCAGTATTGCAGCCAGTGAAGCAGTGGCCTTGGGCACCGAAACACTCCGACAAGGCGTCACACCAGGTGGTGTACGTCAAGTGGCCAACAAGGCCAATGGTTGGTTGTTCCCCACACCCAAAATTGCACCACAGACTGCGCCGGTCACTGGTCGAGGGGTAGACAACGCAGGGGCCAAATCGCCGTTCAAATCATGAGCACCGTAAACTATACCAATCCCAACAAAGATCTCACAGTGAGACTGTTTGATCAATTTTACAGTTATGAAGTAGATGTACCGGCCAACGAGTATGATGTGGTTCACAGTTATTTTTTAAGTGTGATGACCACTCGACAGGCTGCAGGTAATTTTACCATGAGTCTGTTTAGAGTGGCACAAGACACAGGCATATCACCACTCACATTGTTGAAAGAGTTTCAAGGACTCAACGGGGTCAATCTCAGTGCCAGCTTGGCATACTATCTCAATAGTATTCGCAGCCGAGCCACGCTGCTGGGCGTGGGTGTGGCAGTAACACCCAATTTCTATCAAGCTAGAAATGTACTAAAATGAGTCGCTGGGCACAAGGCAACTATGTCATAATCAATCGTGAAAAGTATGCAGGCAATGGCACACCCCGATACAGATCAGGTTGGGAATTGAGTTTTATGAAATTCTGCGACACCAATGATCATGTGTTGCAGTGGGCGTCAGAAAGTATTGCGATCCCTTATCGTCATCCACTTACAGGCAAGGTCACACAGTATATCCCGGATTTCTTGATCACTTATCGCACTAGAGACAATACCATGCGAGCAGAGTTGATT